AGAGATTGCAGCGGCAAATGTACCAATGCCAGTATAAAGAGCGTCAGTGACTGTGACCATATCACCGTACTGAGACAGATAAACATTGGTGTCATCGTGAACCAAATTGATTTCTTGTCCAGAAACCTCTCCAGTTTGATCTTCAGTTGAAACGAGGATCTTCGCACCTCTGTATGTGGATGCGATAGAAACAACTGTGGTTGCTACTCCTGGTGATGCTTCTGTAGTGGCACTGGAGACAAGAACAACATTTCCAAAAGTATCATTCTTTTCGACAACACTGTTATTAAAGATATTAAATGACAGTGTTGTGATGTCATAATTGTTATAAGCAAACTGTTCTGGATAGAAGTAAAGATCCCAACCAGTTGGTGTATCAATTACATCAAAAGTTCCCAACTCATTGTTAATTTCAATAGTTCCATATTCATTAATGTAGTTGTTAGGACCGTTTTGTACAACGTCAACAATAGAGAATTGTCTCTCATTTGTAAATGTTTTGTCTCTTACCAGAGTAAAGAACTTGCTATAGATTTCATTATTGGTGAATTCTCCAACAACAGCAAAGTTGGTAGTTCTTTCATTACTTTGGAATTGATCACTAATGTCATCAATTGGAAGAACTCTGTTTCCAACAGAATCAGCATAATCTTTGATGATTTTGTTATCAAATATAATTTCAGTGGATACAACTTGGTCATCAACCAATACTGTGTCTTCAGAAACAAGGTCCCAATCATATTCACACTGCAAACTTGCTTCACCAACAATATCAACAATTCTTTCAACATTGGAATCAAATGTTTGAATGATCGCTCTTGAATCTTCCTCCGTGGAGATGATATCAAGATCAGCAAACTTAGCAAAACCAGCAGTGTGATCCAAAGCACTTACTGGATCATTCCAGGTATCATAAGGAATGGAGGAATTCAGTGAATAAGAGAAGTTCTGATAGTATTCATTGTTTGGCAACTTTTGGAAGTTGTCATTCAAGAAACCAGAATTTGTTTGCCAACCGTCATTAACAGTTGCGCCAACACCTGTTTTAATTTCAGAATTAAAGTTTACTTTGGTTTCAACAATGGATTGTGTGTCTGATGATTTTCCAACAACTCTGTCACCAATCTCAAACTCATTAGATGTTGAAACGATCAGTTGATTTGTGGTACTGTTCCATCTAATAACTCGTCCAGACTTACCATCAGAAGTGGTAACAATTTCACCAACAAGATAATTTTTATTTTCAAGGGTTGAGGTATAAGTTGCAAGATCCTGAGTATTGATGATTCTTCCATAAGAATTGAGAGCATCAAGATTGCCAGGTATTTCGCCTTCCTTGATTAATCCTACCAGACTATATTCAACATAAGGTTTGATAGAATCAAGTTTCTTATCAAAACCAGTGACTTCGAAGAATGTGTAGTCGTAATCTGATGAGTTATAACCAACACCAGTGCTTCCAACACCAACACTTAGGTTTTCAACCAAAATAGTTGAACCGACTGGGAAGTTAAACTGATCTGCCTCAGGAGTTGTGAAGTTTCTATCAATATATGCCCTCACAGTCTTCGAAGAGGAATCATAAGAAACAGAAGCAATTCCAAGTCCATTGGAGTTATCCACTGGAATAATTCTTGGAGGAACATTATAAAGACCAGTAGAGTTATCAATAACAGTTACTTTCTCATCTCCGAGATCATACTTAAGATCCAAACCACCAACAACCTTGTTGGTGAATCCATCCAGAACAACCAAATTAGGAGCAGCCAGATAGTTTCTTCCTTGTGAGGCAATTCCGATAGATGCAAAGGTGGCAAGTGACTCAACCTCCAGAACCTCAGGGAGGTTAGACACAACACGAACAGTTGAATCTGAAGGATAATCAAAACCAATGTTGTTGAACTTTGTTTGAAGAATTCTACCAATGTTGGTACTTTGTGGTCTAACAATCGCGCCCGTACCAGTTGCACTTCTAATGGAAGTAATCCCTGGAAGTGTTTTATATCCATTTCCTGGTCCATTGATGATGAACTTGGAAATGCTACCAGTTACATTGGTTGAATTGGTTTCATAAGTTAGAGCTGAATTCTCATAATTGTATTCGGTTGTTGAAGGAACAACAGGAATATCAAATTGGAAAGTTGTTGTTCCAATTCCGGTAATCAGGTGTCTTCCATCATATGGAGTGAGTTCAACATTGATTTGATTATAATTTGGTACATCCCGATCAGTGGAAATCTCTTTTTTGATTTCTGTGATAATGTTCTCATTATCAATACTGAACTTATAGAAGAGTTGATCTGGAATGTCATCAGTAAATGTCAATTGCAGATAAGCATCACTATCGATACCTGTTCTTCCATTTTTCACAACCTGGAATGAAGTAGAATCTGGAGTCTTTAGGAACTGTTGAGAGAAGTTAGAATCACTATAAAGATCCATCTCATAAGCAGAATATGTGATTCCGTTTACAACAAATGAAAGTGATGGATCTGAGAGATCAAACTTCAGAGTGTTGTTCTTAACGACGGGAACTGATGGATTGATTTTGGCGAGTGTACCAGCAGAAGCACTTGTGAGGTTGACAAACTTTGGATCCAGAGCAGACAGTTCAAACTTATTAGCAACAAGTCTGATTCTGTTCTCTTCATAAGGAATGACATAATACATTCCTTCATTGACCAATCCACCGGAAGGTGAAGTTGCCGTGTGAATTACCTTATCACCAAACTGGAATGGATTGTTTGCAATTTCAATGGTGTCCAGAGTTGTGTTGACTGCACCTGATGTAAAGTTTTGAGGATCAAAAACAATTCTGCGATTGTAGTCATCATACTTAACTGTTACGGTTGTGATACCAGCTGGTTTCACACTCATATAAACAGAATCACCCTCTTGAAGAGTGTGAGTATTGGCAACAGAAACAGTAACAATGTTTCTTGAAGTTTTACCAGACAGAACACCCAAAAGATCAGTAGTAAAACTATGAGTATTACCAGTTCCAACTGAAGTGAAGTAAAGAAGACCAGTTCCATTTGTTCCAATACCAGCATAACCGCCAGTAGAAGTTAAACCAATCTTATTAGTTCCAAATCCAACAAAGTTGGGACCAAAGGGAACAGCGTAAATTGGTGAGAACTGTGTCAGGCTTGTGTAAGCACTTCCTGCCTGTCCATCCCAAACTTGAATGGAGTCTCCACCGTTGGTTGCATAGAAGATTTTATCATTCAGTTTGAGTTTGTGGCTTCTGAAATAAACCTGTTGTGGTTGTACAAATATATTAGTTCTTCCAACACCAGGATCACCAAATGTAATTGTGGTTCCAACACCTGTTCCAAGAACTGTTCCAACACCAACTGATTCAGCAGGATCAAAATAAAGTTCCCTGTTGATTGGGAAAGAGTAATCAGTCTTAATCAGACCAACGTTGACATAGAACTTTCTGGGATCCTCATAAAGAACTCCACCACTAGTATAAGCATAACCAGCAGCAGTGGTTCCTTCTTCCTCACGGCGAACTCTCAGTCTTCCAGTGACTGCATCGACATTCAGAACTCTGACTTTTTCGGATTCAATTCTAAGAATATCATTCTCTCTAACGTGAGAGTTGTCAAATGCACCTGAGACATAGAAGTAAGTAACGATGCCAGTAACACCTGTTGTTTGAACACCCAGTGTCAGAACAAAGTTATCACTTCTAACACCAACGTTATAACTTCCACCAAATCCCTCATAATAAGTCGAAACACCAGTGATGCTTACGACATCATTATTGAGAAGATTGTGTGGAGCAGTAGTGAGACCAATGAATCTGTTTGGATAAACAGTGTTTCTTGTAAACTCAACATTGAAGAATGAAGTTGTCGCAAGACTCACTGTATCAATGGTGTCACCAAGAACTCTCTGAACTCTTACGTCTGCAAGACGACCACCAGTTCCTTCATTGTTGAAATCAATCTTATCTCCAACTTTATAATTTTGTCCACCAGTTACAATACCAATGCTCTCAACTGTACCAGTGGAAGTTGCGGTGATTTCAGTGTATTGATTGGTAATCTTAGAGGAATCAAACAAATAATCATAACCACTCTTTGCACTGTTGGTGTGATAAGAAGTTGTTTCTCTAAACCAGTTATCTGCCTCGATGTCATAATCAGTTTGATTAGAAATGCTTCTAAAGTTGAATGCATTTGGTTTTGATTGATATGTGTTACCAATCAGATAAGGGAACTGTGGTCTTCTGTAGTTCTCAAAAGGACCATCAGAATCAACATTACCATTGATAGTTGCAAAGTAAGCATAGACACCTTTGGGGAAGTCAGGTGTTACACAGAAACGACCATTGTGCTCATCAAGATCGCCTCTTCCAGTGTAAATGTAATCTTCAACAAAGAATCCATTTGGCCATACAGATATTGGAGGAGTATTTCCTGCTTCTACAATTGCACCAACCTCATAACTAGAAGTCATTCTTCTGATATCGCCTGTTCCATCAGGATTGGAGAATCCAAAAGGTCCATAGATTGGGTTACCATCATATGCCCAACCAATAATTGGAGAGTGGAAGGTGTTATCTGTTTCAGTGTTAGATCTAATCGTCAGATCAGCAACACCATAAACAGTATTGTCCTCCTCACTGCCACTGACACCATATACAGACTCTCTCAGAGGACGAGGAGCGTACATATGAGAATATTGCAGTGAAGTATTGTCAATATTCTGAGTGACGAATCCATCATCTGCTTCAATATTGTTGAATCTTTCAACGAAAAGGTTGACAGTCCAGTTTCTGATATTAGCGATTGCTCTCGCACCGGAACCAGAAGGAGTTACAGTAATGTAGGTGTCTGATGGAGAATAACCAGCTCCAGTCTTAATAACCTTAACACTAACTAATTTTCCATTGTTGACAATTGGGGTTAGAGCAGCAAAACTACCAGAACCAGAGATTTCCAGATTTGGTGGAGTGTTATAACCATAACCACCATTATTAACGACCACCTCAACAATCTTACCGTTACTGATGACAGGTGTTACAACTGCTTGTGCTCCCGTGACAAAGGTAACCAGAGGTTGTCTATCGAAGTTGATGATTTCAGATGAACCATATCCAACACCTTTGTTAGAGATATCAAATGCCGTAATAGAACCTCTAAAGATTGGTTGAACAACAGCATTGAAATCTTGACCAGTTCTGGTTGAGACTCCAGTAACACCATCAATTGTTACGGTGATTGGTTTGTAGTTAAACGAACCCGTTCCCTCTGTTTGAACATTCGTGTAAAGTTCATTGGTGTAGAAATAATCAACTGCTGTTGAACCAACACCAACCTCACTCAAACGGAAAGAGTCATCATTAATCTTATGGACATAATATTCTCTTGTTGAGGAAAGACCAAGAACACCATCACCAGAAGGAGTGAACTTGATAATCTCTTTTGACTCATATCCGTGATTGGGAATATTGAATTCATTAAGAGCGGTATTGATTCCCGTTGTTGCGGGGATGCTTCTTTGGTTATTCTCATAACCACTTCCAGCATTTGAAACAACAATACTGGATAGGATTTTCTTAAGGGAATCGGACTTCAGACTGTGAGTTCCTGCACCATAAGATGTCAAAGATACCGTGTTGATACCCAAAACAGAATCTGCTTCTGACAGGTGCAGTTTGACCGTTGATGCGTCCTGAACATTGACATAATATCTGGCACCAGTGCTCAGACCACCAACACCAGTCAGAGTCTCTGTGACATAAGTTATTGCCTCATTATCTCTGAACTTGTGGAAAGTTGAGAATCCAATCGTGTTGTTTGTGAGGTTTAGATCGGCAGATCCAGGATCAGCAGCGAACGATACCTGATGAGTAACAGATACCATGTTTGCAGCTGCCACAGCACCTGATCCGTTACCACCCAAGATAGTAACGTTGGGGATTCCTTGATAATCAAAACCTGATTCAACAATTTGAATTTCTTTCAGAGAACCAGTCACAGAACATGTTCCTGTTGCTCCAATTCCAGTCTCATCACTAATGTGCAGATAGGGAGGATTGATTACATCATAGTCCTCACCACCACTTGCTGGAACCATTGATTGGATTTCACCATATCTGATGGTATCTCTAGACTTATAGTTGACAATTTCAACACCATTGACCAAAACACCAGTGTGACCAAATGTGGTATCAAATGTTCCAGTATCTAAAGAAGGTGTTGTTATCTCTCTGTAGATTGCTTGTGGATCTAAAGTTTTTCCATAAAACTCATAGAATGTGACTGTGTTGTTTGCAACAGTTCCGTTGAGGAGAATAAGTTTATCAGCAAAGATGTCTGCCTTACTTCTTGCAAGGCTGATTGTGTTTAAATCAACTCTCTTTGCATAATAAACACCAGCATCGACTCCAGAAAACTTACTTTCAGTTTCAGTCACAACAACGATACCATCAGGTGTGGTGGTTGTGGTTTTTGTGATCCCTGGTTGATAATAAACTGCCTGACCAGTGTAGAAACCGTGGTTAGGAATCAGAATATTATAATCATTGCTGAATGATCCACTGAACGTTTTAGTTCTTGAGTATGGATTTGTTTCTTTGTTTACATATCTTGCAATCGAGTTTGAAGCAACCAGAGCATCACCATTGAACTTTGCATAGGTGTTTTGAACATTAGCAAAAAACTCATTCAGTTGAGTGTAAGAACTTGATCTTCCTTTGAGTATCTGGTTCTCAACTATATAAGTGTGATTTACATTAACTGCATTTTCCAATCGAACAATCACAGATCTTGATGAGGTTGTTCTCAACACAACGGCATTTGTTGAACTGCCAGTCGTTACACTATCAAGACTCAAAACATAACCAGGTTTGAACTCCTGAGGATCAAAGGTTGTGATCTCATAGGAATTGGAAGATGAATCAATCAGTATTATGGAAGAAACCTCAAAGTTTGCTTTGTTGTTATTGAACCAGTTCTTTGATGTTTCATATGGCGACTCATATCCAAACGACTGGATGTTGATGACATCACCAGAACGATAACCATAAGTATCATCTGCTGTTGTGAAGTCTTTCAGAGAAGCGGCGAATCGAACTCTAATTTCATTTGAGGTGTTGATACCTACAAAAGCATAAGAATAATCATCAAATCTGACATCAGTTTTTTCATTGATCTGATAATCAACACCAGTAACATTTAAGAACTGAGTGGAAGTTTTTCCATCATATGTGAGATAGATGATGTTATCATCCAAATCAGTAGTGATAAGGTTTCCAGTCTGAGCAAAGCCAACCGTAGAATCAACGTCAAGAACTGTCGATCCAATGCTAACTGTGTTTAGGAACTTAGTTTTGGGGTTAACTTTAAACTCACCAAAGATAGTACCTTGAACATCAATGTCTCTGTCGTATCCTGTATCAACACTGATTTGATAATACTGTCCCCGATCATAATCAATAGGAACAACATTGGTGACAGAACCTCTAGCATTTGTTGACTTTTGAAACAAAGTCAGATTCAAAAGTTGAAGTGGGTTACCTTGAATTCTCTCAACAATAAAGTCAGAGGTGACCTGATAATCAGCATTGGAGGGACGGAGAAGAAACTCACTTGGACGAATGATTTCTACATTAGTACCATAAAGTGCTTGGAACAGAATCTTATGTGATTCTTCTGTTCCTTTTGAGTTATAAAAACTATCCAGACCAAAAACAAAGTTTCTTTGATCCAATCCAGAATAAAGTGATCTTTCTGTAAATCCAGGAGCAAACTGATATTTGATTTTCTTGAAGAACTCCTGAAGAAACAGGATGTTCAGATTGGTAATTGTTGCGCCAGCAGTGTGCTTATCTGCTTCTGTTTCTTGAAATACCAGCTGGTCGGGGGTATTGGACCCAACATAACTTGTAACCCCACTAAAACCCCTTGTGCACCCCTCAAACGTGCTATCTGTCTTATATTCGTAAAGAATAATCTCATTATCAATTTGAATCAGACCATTGCTTTCAGGAAAACCATAAGTGAAGTTTCCAGAAACATCAGCAGTAATGGTTCTGTCTGTATAAGAAACATTAGATGCCAAAATAGTCGAGTTGGTCAGATCGAACAACTCATCAACCTTTACATATTGATCCAGGTTCTGAATCAGATCATATGTTGCTCCCTCAAATTCTTGAGAGACGTAATACTGTTGTAAGAACTCAACAAGCAGTGGAAAATCTTCCCTAACATATGTGGGAAGTTGACTTGCAACGATATCCTGAATCTTAACTCTATCTGCTGCCATTTCTTACACGAATGGTTCTTGTGTTATTATTTACTATAGTTTTAATAGGTTGTTGTGGAGCTGGTAGATCCCCCTATTGAAAACGTGGTGGTAGTTGTAGTGGTGGTAGTTGTAGTGGCAGTCGTGGTAGTTTCGACTTGAATTGGTCCTCTTACCAAACTTCCATTACTATAACTGGAAGAAACAATGTAGTTACTTCCAGAAATGTCATCACCAGAATCAATACCATCAAGAACACTTGTTACCAGACTCTTGTTGGTGTCAAATTGCAAATAGAGATCCTGAAGACCAATCACATCATTAGAATAAGGAGTTGCTGAGATTTCAATAACAGGTTGCCCCTTATTGATGACCGTGGAAAGAATCTTGATTGGGTTCAGTTTGATTTCACCTTTAACATAATCAATGATCCCAACTCCTCTCTTCACAACCACTGGTTCTGTTGGTGATCTCAGTTTGAACAAAAATACACTTCCAGTCTTCTGATCAGCGTTTGGTGTGTCTCCAAAATAAACAGTCTCACTAATGCCAGCTACTTTGAATCCAGAGGATTTGATGTTATAACCAATAATTTTTCCATCAGCAACAGCAGCGTGTCCGTGATTTTTAATGTAGAATCTATTACCATAACAAATTTCATACTCAGCAAATGAATTCAACTGAGCAGCCATATCTCTTCTCATCGTAATATTAGTGATGTTTGAGGTGACTGCTTCATGACTATTATCAATTATGTTTTGGAATTTGGAATATTTAAATCTTGCTCCAAACTTATTCAATTGCGATGAGTTGGCATAGTTGACAATGTTCTCAGAAACGATTGTCTTGATAACACTTCCCGAAGAAACAAGGTTGCTGTTGTAATAAACACGACTATCCGATTCAATATAAAGATACTTGAGGTCAATAATTTCTGTAACAATACCACCAACAGAATATTTTCTCAGTTGCTTCTGAAGATTCTGTTTGATATCATTAGAGAGATAAACACCATTGTAAGGTTTGATACTGATGAACACCTTACCATAAGATGGTGGATCCAGTTCTTCACCGCCAAAAGCAGAAACGGATTCTGCTTCAGGGTAAACCTGAGGAACAACTGATTCATAATCAGCAGCGGTGACTGCTCTGTTTTGTGAAGCGTAAATCTGTGGAGCATATTTTCTTACAGAATCTACACTCTCAATTGCTGTTCCACCCTGTGCAGCAGAGTTAGTTGCTAGAAGGGAAACGCCCCTGGTTACAACTCTTCCCTCATTGTCGATTAGGCGACCAGCATAAGTGAATGCTGAGATACCATTTGCATCTGCACCGTTACAAGTGATGTAATTTGCAGTCACATAATTAGGTTCTTGTAATGCCGTACCAAATACACCATCACCAAAAAGAAGCTCATAT